GAGCCGACTGTACATCGTGGGAAACATAGCGCTTATCCGTGCAGTCTGTCGACATTCCATGTCGATGACACTTAGTACGGAAGTATTAAGCCGCCACCCGTAAAGGTGGCGGCACCGTTTTGGACAATTTAATTCCCACAACCCCATGTGCTTATTTCGTAGCACGTACGGCCACCCTTATGGGGCAGCACCATTCCGTATTTATATTCCGGGGGGTCCCGGTCCACATTATCGCAAGTGGGACTTAGTTTAGGGACTTTTCTTCAGGGACGGTCCACGTCACATTCTACGTGACGAACTTAATATGGCGAGGAATCAACTGATCCTGACACCATAGTGTTGTGCTCTGGAAACACCCCAGAGCACATGTCGCTGTACTTCAGCGTCCTCTCAGAGTAGTATTTCTCCCAGGCAACTTGTGCGTCGGGCAGAATGCCAAAGGCTTTCCAGAACGAAAACCTAGCTTCCTGCGACACTTCCTTGTGCTTGTTTGACATACCCTCTCCAAGATACTCGAACCCACTCTTGCCTACGCAGTCTGAAAGCTTGCCCCGCCTTGCGGACCGTCCTAACATCTCGTAGAATGAGTGAAAGATCGGTAGTCCGCCGGCTAAGGCTAATCCACCATCTGATACTGCGCCGCGTAGTTTGTTCCACTCTTTTTCCGTATTGAACTTACGTACAGTGGTAACATCCTTTGCGATGGCAAGTGTTGGTTCGCGACACATTCTCCACACCTGCCCGTCAAAAACGGGCTGGGCTTGACAGAAATTTAATAGTTCGAAGTCACAGACTGGGGTTTCCAACTCAATGTAAAATCCCCATTCCACGAAAGATGGATGTAAAGAATCCATCTTCCACAGATCGTCTCGTTCAAGAATAACCAATCCGTCATCACCATTGTTGATGAAAGCACAGTCAAGATCGACTGACTTAGCCCATGTGTAGAACATGGAACACATGAGAATACAGTTCCCGAGCCCAGTGTTCATGTCGCCGCTGGCGCGACGACCTTTCACACTGTATTCGATCTT